ATGTACCAACAACTGATGAAGAATATTCCCGGGCAGGTATATACGCCGCTTACATTAGGTACTGACTATTATGCGTTTAATACTCAAAAGGGGCCAACTGCGGACTCTCGCGTTCGTCTTGCATTAAGTATGACGATTAATCGACGCCTTATAACTGAAAAAGTGTTAGGTACAGGTGAAAAACCCGCCTGGCATTTTACCCCTGATATAACTGCAGGATTTACGTCTACGCCTTCACCCTTTGAAAAAATGAGCCAGGAAAAACTTAATGCTCAGGCTAAAAGTTTACTTCGTGCGGCAGGATATGGACCGCAAAAACACCTTAATTTAAGACTTCTTTACAATACCTCAGAAAACAATCAGAAAATCGCTATTGCTGTGGCATCGATGTGGAAAAAAAATCTAGGAGTGGATGTTAAATTACAAAACCAGGAGTGGAAAACCTATATCGACAGCCGTAATAATGGAAACTTTGATGTAATCCGTGCCTCTTGGGTGGGGGATTATAATGAAGCCTCGACTTTCTTGTCGTTGTTAACCTCCACTCATTCAGGGAATATTTCACGATTTAATAATCCTGCCTACGATAAAATCATAATGCAGGCAATGACAGAGCACACCTTGCAGGCACGTAATGCAGATTATAATGCAGCCGAAAGAATACTTCGGGAACAGGCGCCTATTGCTCCGATTTATCAGGAAACTAATGGAAGACTAATTAAACCATGGGTAAAAGGATATCCTATTACTAATCCGGAAGATGTGGCTTATAGTCGCACCATGTATATTATAAAGCATCAATGATTACACATGAATTTAATAGTTATAGGGTCTCTCGGTGACGCCTTGACGAGATTTATGTCGCGATGGCCTTATCCATTCGGTAACAGACAAATACATTTTTTAATTTTCGGCAGAGGTTTTAAACTCAATGAATTGTAAGGCGCGGGAGCCGATAGGTTCCCGCTCTTTATGACTTATGAAAAATATTCGCCAAAAAATTTGCATTCCTGGCGCCGGGTAACGGGGCGGAATAATGTATTTTTATTTTTCCTCCGAAGACGATGGCTCTTCTGTAAATAGACTCGTTTTAGTTCCATGCATTTTTTGAGATCCCGGAAAAATAATGGTGCTGTCGGTATTCCTCCGGTGTCATATTATTCAGCGATTTATGCGGACGTTCACCGTTATATTCTGATAACCATTTTTCCGTGATTTCACGTACTTCATTCAGGGGGCAGTTTGGATATAAAGAATTATTGTACGGTAAGCCTATTTTTTAATAGGCTTACCTATCGCTGTGGGGTTGTAGTCCCGCGCTATACAGTGTTTTCAGGGGATTTTGTCTAATCGGATAACCTAAATGCGATACGGAATACGCGATAATTTAAAAGGCCACTGACGCTAAATCAATCCCTTACGAATTATTATGGTTAAATAATGCGCTAAACGTACAATAATTTCCGATCTCCAAACTGACCCCATAACGGCCACTTTTGCGTATTGTCGGCAAAACAACGTTAAACACCCAATCCTGAAACTACCGTGCCTCCGATTTATTGCTGCGGAAAATGACGCGGTACAGGTTAGATTCATTGACGAAAGTCAGTTGCTGTTTGCCACCGCCTGTAGGGATTACATTTTTTGTAACCCCTTCCATGCTCATCTGGAAGCGACGAGGCTGATCGGATTAAACGAATCGCTGATGAAATAACCAGACGTTATATTATATAAGCCGTCAGGGTGCCCTGCCGGACGCCACCGGCAGGGCTGCGTCTGACCTACGACAGGAGACGACGCTTGGCGATATTACCATATACAGTCAGGTAAAAAAATTGGGACCGTGGTCTCAACGTTACATCAATCAGCCAGAAAAATTTATCCGGTTAATAAAATACGTAACTTTTCCTATAACAACTACACCATCCAGCGCCTCGCCTTCAATCGCTTCACCATCATCAATAATTAACGCCTGCCCCATTATTTTTGCAAAACGTAATGCCCCGTCAGAGCGTATCAATACTGTATCTCCCTGCCGCTGAATCAGTGAAAAGTCAACGACGGCATAACCATCTGATGTATTGACAATCCGGCTATTAGCGTTGATACCACATAAAATATATACAGTCAGGCGGGGCTCGACGTAGTCACTTGCTGGAGACGGAAAGCCCATGCTTAAAGCCCTCCGTTAGGGTTAAATAACTGGAATGTGCGGTTTTCTCCTTCCTGCGTCGATATATCTCTGAACGTAGTCACATGCTATTCGATCCACCTGTTTGCCTCGCGCAGGCTCCAGTAATGGTTTACCTTCTCCAGTTCCTGAACAAATCTCCCTGTTATAACTGTTTTCTGCCACTCGGTTCAAACATTATGGCGTTACGCCAAGCCATTTCTATCTCATAGTGACGGGGCATAATATCCGCTCCTGATAATACTGTTTATACAAACAGTATTATCAGATGATGAGGAGATCAAGACGGGCGATAACTTTTAATTTCCACGCCTGTATAACTAACTGATTTAGCAACAGGGAATTTTTTGTACAGTGTCGACAGTCCCACGTCATAAATAATCGCTATCTGCTGTCGCGGTAATCCTGCCCTAATCAGGCGCCCGGCCTGCGCCCATTGCTCTGGGGTGAGCTTTGGACGCCTGCCACCAATTCGCCCCTGCGCCCTTGCCGCTTCCAGCCCGGCGCGGGTTCTTTCCACAATCAGTACCCTCTCCATGGTAAACCGGGTGGATACCTCAAATTCTGACTGGCCGGATAAGCCAGCCAGTCAGTAGTCGTTACCGTGACAATTTAATTATCCATATATCACAAAATCACTTGCTTACGCGGTAATTAATCCATTTGGTTAATAAAAAGTTATTTCATTTACCAGCATATTTTACCCCATGGTAGTTCTGGGATTAATGTATCTGCGGCCAGATTTTACACCACGGAAACGAAATACCTGGGAATCCTTTATTACCGCTTTCAGTGGCCATTGCAGATGAAGAAAATGTTATGGCTGATATGGCAAAAACCAGCGCTAACAATACACTGTTAAGTTTATTCATAATATCACTCACATAATTGATAGCTATGCTTCATCCTTAACTTTTGCCGCAATCCTTTTATCAGGATAAAGCAGAAAAGAAAGTTTTCCTTGAATATCTCTTGATTGTTAAGTAAATATTTAGTTTAAAAGTAAATAATAAGTACAGTAGTTTTTTCTTTTCTAAAGAAAATTTACTTATATCTTAGTGACTTCGTACAGATACCTGAACCGAATTAACACCTAAAAACTAGCAAGTCAGTAGTAGTCGTTACTATGGTAATTCAGGCCACCTGATTTCCGTGAAGGTGGCCGAGTCTTTCACGCCGCTCAAATCCAGTGTTTTAAGCTTCCTGATATACGCCATCCATTGAGTCAGATTTTCCTTATCGTCGTCACTGATTTCACCCAGTGCCAGTTCAGTTCGCCAGTCGGCAATGGTGCTGTTAGCTCCATCCAGTAGTTTCTGTCGGGTGGTTTCGGCCTTAGCCTGATAGTCAACGGGAACAGCCAGAACAGTGCCGTTCGAATATTTCCAGCCGCCATAGATATTAAATCCGACTGGTAGTTTATTGACCTCAACAACCGAAAAACCTGCCGGATAAAGGCGCGATACATCTTCGGCTACAGAACGTATTATATTTTCGGAGTCAATGCACAGCTTATATTTTTTGGTGAATTTACTCAGTGATTCGTAAAAGTCCTGACCATCTTCACTACGAAAATACAGAAAGTTGTTATCGTAGTCCTGGTCGTCAGGAATGTATCTGGTTACGTTTTTTAACTCCATTATATTTACCTCAATTATCCATTAATTGTACGCCAGCCATTACCAACCCACATTTGCAGTGGTCGATACGCAAATGTCACACCGTATGCCGTTGTTGGGTCATGTCTGGCCTGTGTCAGGAAACACCCTGCGGGAGCCTCATTAGGTCCATATTCATCTACTTTACCAGGCCATACAGGAGCACCGCGCTGGATATTCTGTACGTAACGATTATCTGACTCACCTTTTGTATATACGTTTCCTGATGATAAATAACGGGCGTCAAAATTACCGTAATTATCCGGAATAACTTGTCCATTAACAACAAACTGAATACTGCCATCAGTATTTCGCTGGCTGTATAAATGCCATCCCTGGTCGTCGCCAAGTTCAATAACTGTTGGGCGGTTTCCTCCGTCGCCCCACAAATTAAACCCGGCATTTAGTGCTGAATTATTAGTACTCGTCAGTGACAGTTTTTTTCCGTTGCCTGCGCGAATAGCTCCCAGAACTATCATTTCACCGGGAGCGACACGAACGGTGTGCTGGTTATTCGCAAATATATCCAGTATCCCGTCACCATTCTGTTTAAGCCCTGTATCGTTATCGCCGAATACAATCGAATTACCGCCAAGCGCATTGTCTGTGCCAATACCCAGCGGGCCATTCAGTCGTCCCCCACTAACTGACAGTGCCTCAACGTCACCGGCTGTGGGTTTCATCAGACTGTTAAACAGTGTATATGTCTGACCGTTCGTAGCGTTAGCCGGCTTTGTTTCTGAAAATTCAGGACTGGTGTGTAGTATTACGCCAGCGTTACTGGTGCAATCGTACTGTGCAATTAAACCGTAGGCATACCGCCCGATATAAATATCGTAGCTATCACCTGATGTGTTAATCCAGGCGATCTCGTTAGCAGCGGCAGGTGAACGTCTCCATAATGTGGCGGTAATCCCGACCGGGGAACCATTACCGGCACGCAGTACCAGTTCACTGATTGCCGCTTGCTCAAATGACCCAACGTTAAACCCCGACCCACCGTACAGTTTAATCACCGCAGTTGATGTGGCCTGTGGCATGAAGACCGTGGCAATTTTAAACCATCCCGATTCACCAAATGTAACGCTGGTAGAGGTTACAGCGCCGATAGTTCTAGCAAATTGTTTTTTGTCAGGAATATCAGCACCGTTCTGGTCTTTTTGCAGGGCGCCAGCGGCACGATTTATGGTTTCCCGTAAACCAACGTATTCGATAAGACCATCCACGCTCTTTCCTGACAGCGCCGTCAGTGTATCGTCCAGCGGCTGCTTGCCCGCCAGTTTATTCAGTACTGTGGTGGCAAAGTTCGGATCGTTTCCTAACGCGTCAGCCAGTTCCTGCAGGGTGTCCAGTGACTCAGGTACGGAACCAACCAGCGCGGCAATCAGTTTGCGGACAAACTCCGCGTTTGCTGTCTGAAGTCCTTTAGCGTCATCTGGTGGCGTCGGTGTGGTCGGCGTTCCAGTGAATGCCGGGCTGTCCAGCGGGGCTTTGGTCTGTACCTCACCCATAACGGTTTTTACCGCTTTTGGCGTGGCTGCCAGCACTTCGCTGTCACTGTCCGTGGCGCTGCTTAACTTAACGATACCTTTTTTCGTCAGGCTGGCATCTTCCAGGGAAATCACGTCCGCGATATCTTCTGCCCGTTTCGCGGCATCTTCAGCTCTGGTGGCTGCTGCTCCGGCAGCAGTACTGCTTTGCGCCGCCAGTGATGCGCTGGTATCAGATGCGGCGGCGTGAGTGGATGCCGCCGATGCTGATGACGAGGCGGCTGTTGCGCTTGCCGCTGCTGTATTTGCTGACGTTGCTGCGTTTGTCTCAGATGTTTTTGCTTCGGCTGCCGCTCCATCACACTGTAAAACTGATTGGCACCGCGCGTCTGTCCGTCCTCAACCGGCTCGAAAATATGTAACATCGCGGGTCGTCCGGACGGCAGAAAACGAGGAATACGGGTCCAGCGCTCCCCACCAGCCACCGGCCAGTCGTCATCACAGACATGATAGGCGAGGGCTTTTCCATTCCGGTCCGTTTCCACTCCTGCCCGAAGCTGGCGGTTTCCGCGGGCATACCCCGGTGTGTCCACCCGTTTCGGACTGACAGCCTTGAACCGGGTACGGAAAACCTGCGTGGTTTCAGCGTCCCAGACAGGCTGGAGAAAAATTTCACCATTAAAGGCGTGAACGCCCACGCCTTCACGGATGAATTCCGTAAAAGTCCGCTTCCCCTCGGCATCCATTTCGCCAAAAATACCATCGCAATACTCTGTCCATGCAGCTTCAACCTCATCCACAAAACTCTTCGCTGCGCTCTCACGCATACCAAGATAGCGCCAGTTTGGACGATAGCTGATAAGAAACAGGTGTCCGACAATATGATCCTTATGCAGCGCCACCGCATTTGCTGCAATACCATTATTACGGACCAGATCATCAGCCCGCGCATTGCCGAGGCGCAACGAAGGCAGCAGCGCGGCATCCACGCTTTCCGCCGGGGGCATCCAGTCAGCCATCTGTCCGCCGAAACCGATCCCCCCGCCGGTGTATCCCAGACTTTCCCGCAGCGGCGTGCCGTGAACATCCACCAGAACCGGGGTGCGCTTCACAGTCTCACCCCCACAGGTGCCCGGCGGCGACCATTGCACAGTGACGCCTCAAGTTCCGCGACATATTTTTTCAGATCCCCCACCGATGTCGCGGTAAATTCAACCCGTCGCCCGTCTTTCTGAACCGTCGCCACCCGTTTTCCCGTCATCAGGTCATGCAGCGCGACGCGGGCTTCCTGTAGCTCAGTGATTGTTGCCATTAACTCCTCCTGCCAGCATTGCGGCCAGTTGTTCAAGTGTCGGGGTATCCTGTTCTTCGCTTTTCCTTGATGTCGCCAGCGCCTCCAGATCCAGTTGCCAGCGCTGCACAGACACCCGTAACGCTGAACTGGCATAGACAAGACAATCCAGCGCTTCGTTACGACGTCCTTTGGCATCCCATAACAGCCGGAATTTTCCGTTAACCAGTTTCTCCACCAGCTCTTCGGCTACCAGTTGCTTCGCTTCCACCTCCGTAAAAACATCCGGATTATCCGGAAAGCGGATCGCATAAGGCGTGGCTTCGTCGGCAGGCGCAGTAACCGCCCCCATTCTGGCGTAAAGCATTTCTTTGGCAGTATCAGTACCGATTTCGCACAGGAATACCCCGCTCTGGTTGCGTTTTTTAGGCATGGTAATAACGGGTTTTCCGTAAACGGAGGCCCCTTTGACAGGCAGCACGCGGAAAATGCCGTGTTTTTTTGAGCGTTTATAGACGATTTCTGCATCGATACCGCCGATATCCCAGCAGATACGGGAAATGGAAATATCCGTCCCGTCAGCATGACGATATTTTTTATTAATGACGGCATCCACACGCTGCAGGGTATCTTCATCATCATGCCGTCCCATGATAATTTGCTTATCAATAAGGAAAGCCTCTTCGCCCGGCGCCCAGCCCCAGACATACATTTCATAACGGTTACGCTGGGAGTCGATACCAGCGGTCAGATACACCACCCGCTCCGGAACCGGCGCCGCATAATGAATCACTTTTTCCAGCAAAAGCTCATGGCTGAGTTTTTCGGCCACCGCCTCTTCATAAGGCTCGCCCAGGGTGGTGTTTATAAAGGTTTTCACACCATTTGGATCTTTCAGCGCATCCAGCCAGTCATAAACAATCTGTATCCAGGTGGTAAAGGGACTGTAAGCCGTCCAGATATGAAAGGTAATGGATCGTGGCGGAGGAACCTCCTCACCGGACGCGCTGAAATAAGCCAGTCCATCGCGTGTCCACATGCCTGTGTTATCGCAAATCCAGCGGCCTGCTTTCTGATCAAGTTCCGATTGACGGATCACGCATCCATTATGTTCACAAAGGTAATACACTGTCTCCGGCTTGCTTTCCTCCCATTTCAGACCGAACGGCGTACTGCCATCACCGAATTTAAGGTACTGTTCTTCGCCACAGTGCGGACACGGTACATGAAAACGCATAAAATGCGCCGATTCATTTGCCGCCTTTTCAATCTGGCATGACCCTTTGACTTTTGGTGTGGAGCCCCGAATGGATTTAGGCCAGACAGAACCTTCAATACGTTTATCCCCCAGCAGCGTCGGCGAACCTTCTTTCTCGACATCCGGCTCAAAAGATGACAATTCGTCATAGCAGACCACATCCACCGATTTTTCACGGTAGTTTTTGGCTGCTGCACCACCGAGGCACCAGAACCCTACACCGGAAGAAAAGCGTTTCAGGGTGAGCGTATTATCGCGATGTTTACGCCCGAACCAGGGGGCCAGCTCCAGCAATACAGGAACATCCCTGATAGTCGGCTCCACGTGGGATTTCATAAAATCCTCAGCGGATGAGTCGGTCGGCTGGAACAGCAGGCTGTTGCGCGACTTGTGCTCTATGAAATAGCCTTCTACCCCCAGCAACATTTTGGTATAGCCCACGCGGGCAGACTTAATGAGGTTTACAACGCGGATCAGTTCATACCCCATCGCGTTCATTATCGCTACCTGAAACGGCAGCGTTTCCCATTTGCCGGGGGTGTAGGAGGACTCTTTTGGCAGATAGTAATACTCATCAGCCCACTGCACGGTGGTAAGCGGTACGGGAATATGAAGCGCTATCAGCCCGTTAGTTATGGCTCTGTTGGCATTATTCGCCCTGCGCTCTCCGGAAATCATCGGTCCACTTCTCCACATCCGCTATCGTGGCGGCCCTGCCTGACGCCCTGGCGATTTCCGTTCTGACCACATCGATGTGCGACTGGCACAGATCAGGATATTTGCGCTGTAATACCAGCGGTATCCTTGACAGTATCCCTGCTATTTCCTGAGCCACCCGTTGCAGGATGTAGGTGAACAGTTCGGTCTCAAGAACCAGCCCTTCGCGCTCAGCATTTTTAAGTTCCTGCGCATCCGCCTAGGCTTTTGTCAGGCGGTAGCGCTCATAGTCGATGGTGCCGGGATTAAGATCTGATTCCGCAGCGGCACGTAAATCATCAACCTCTTTACGCAGCTTTTCATTTTCAATAGACGCATCACGCTCCGCGTACCATGAAATCGCTGCCGCGGTGTCGAACACTGCTTCGTTACCTTTTCCTCCTCCGGAAACAAGTGGCAGCCCCTGGCTTTGCCAGGCTGTGACAGTTCTGACGTCACAACCAAAAATTTCAGCCAGTTTTTTTTTGTTCACGTTCATGGAAAAGTCTCCCGGAAACAGGAAAGGATCTGCGATCTTCGTTTTTAACTAAAAACGTTATCCAGCAGATCCTTTCTTTTTTCTAAAAAAACCTTTAAAAACAGGCAATAAACGATAAGAAGAACGGATCTGGCTTTTCCCTGAAAATTTTCATAAGGAGTGAAATCCTGCGACGCTGCCGCCCCGTAACAGGCAGAATTCCCGGAAAGGCCCCTGGAAAAAACCGAACACTTATTGTTATAATATAACAATTAATCATTTTAACGCTGACTGAGGGTCTTAAATATGAAATTCAAGAGTATCGCTAAAACTGTTTTTCTTTTTGCACTGCTAACCTCAGCTGGCTTTGCGACTGGTAAAAACGTGAATGTCGAATTCGATAAAGGACAAAATAGCGCCCGCTATTCCGGCGTAATAAAGGGATACGATTACGATACATATAACTTCCAGGCCAGAAAGGGGCAGAAAGTACATGTAAGTATTTCGAATGAAGGCGCAGATACCTACCTGTTCGGGCCAGGAATTAGCGATTCCGTTGACCTGTCCAGATATTCATCTGAACTGGATGACAATGGCCAGTACACGCTACCGGCGTCCGGAAAATACGAACTGAGAGTACTTCAGACACGTAATGAAGCCCGTAAAAACAAAGCGAAAAAATACAGCGTCAATATTCAGATAAAATAAATGCCAGCCTGGTCAGGGGATTCGCTCCAACACCAAGCTTTTCAGCCACTGGGTTATTTCATGAGGTGTACCAGTTTTTAGCGTCTGGTTACGCTGCGTTGATACATGAGGTCTTTTTCTTCAGTACCATAGTATGCGACATATGTCCGTATATCCCCTTATAAGACATTTTGTGCTCTTTATGACACCCTGCAGGCCGGAACCGTAACCGTCCTGCGGGAATTTTTTATTTGCACTGCGTCCGGATGTACTCCTGCAAATACTTCAGTTTTTCCTGATCGCTGATGATTCCGGCGCGGATATCGAGAACGTTTTGTCCAGCAACTGGAGAGAGTTCGACGGGGGCAGCATTGCCCACGCGGCGGGTACTGGCGGTTTTGGTTGTGGTTGGCACTGTACAGCTTCCTTCGACACGCACCCGGCTACCAGCAGCAAGGCGGCGCTGCAAATCAGTATTCCTGTTTTGTGCATCAGCTAGTTCCTTTGTGTATTTTGCATCGAGGGCGGCAACGTCACGCTGGCGCGTTTGCATATCGCTGATAGTCTCGTTAGCCATCTTCAGGTTGTGAGTAACGGTATCACGCTGGTCTTTGTACTTCACGGCGTTACCGTGATAGTGACTGGTAGTCCAGCCCAGCGCGGCGGCCAATATAAGCAATGAGACTATTACGCCAGTAGTTATGCGGTTCATGTCACCACCAACGGATTTGCCCTACAAGATAGCCAATAGCAGCGACAAACAGTACCAGCCAGATCAGGATAAATTTCCAGTTTGGTAATTGCTCAATCATTAGTCGCAACTCCCTAATCAGTTTGCTAATATCAATCACAGGTTCTCCCTTGCCTTCATCAAGGTGCAGAAACAGAAAACCCCGACTGTTTGCAGCAATCGGGGTTTTCGCTTTTATATCCTTCGTAAATCAGAAATCGGCAGATTTTGTGTTATCCGCCCCCTGTGGCGCCATGTCATTTTTTGGTGAATTATTCCGCTGACAACAATTTATTGTGCAATACCCCAGCACGCCAGCGCCGATTCCTGGTCGCGTCGTATCACCTGGCCGTAACACTGATTTTCCCTGTTGTGGCAGTCTTTGCCGCCGTCATATACCCAACGGCGGATTTCTGCACACGCTCCCTTACGATCTCCTGCGTTCAGCTTTCTGTAGAACGTGGAAGGCAGACATTTACCCGGCCCAATGTTGTACGGGCAGAAACTGGCGATCCCCACTTTCTGCGGCCCGGTCAGTGGAACATGGATATTTTTATTGACCCACGCCAGCGCCTTATCCCGCTCGATGGCGTTGTAATGGTCGCACTGGCTTTGTGTCAGTCGCTGACCTTTCACAACGGGTTTACCATCGATACGGGTCACGCCACGGCATACTGACCAGACGCCGCCGTTATCACGAACGGCCACCAGCGTATTTCCTTCCCGCTCCTGTAAAAACTGGTCGAGTAGCTGCGGTGCGCTGGCACCAGCGGCAATCAGTGCCAGCATAGCGGCGGAAAGACCGTATTTAACTTTTGTCCTTAACGCCATCATTGCCCTCCGGCATTTCAGATACCGCCAGCATTTTTAACGTGCTGTCATGGTCGTTTTTTTCCAGAATCCGGGCGATTAGCCTGTTACGCTCCTCCATCGCGGCAGCCTGCCTTGCCTGAGCCTGCTCTGATTTCTTTTTGTAATGCTTATTAACCAGAAACGTACCAATACCCAGAACGATACCTATCAGCGCACCATAGTCGTTTAACGTCCACTGGGCGCATATGCCGCTGATTAATGCCCAGATGTAGGCCAGCCATGTTGTATGTTTATCCATTGTCATAACTTCCCCTGTCCGGGAAATGGACTACCCGGATGTCGGGTAAGTGGAAATAAAAAAGGCCACGCAATAGCGCAGCCTTATGATGGGTGCGGGAGCCGATCCCCGCTACGCGGCAGTGGTATACAGAAAATCAGGGGTATGATTTACGCAGCTAATATTTCAAGCCGTCTTCCAGGCGCTGCCAGCGCGTTCTATATCTAAGCTGGTGGTTGTAACGGCCCCGACAGTACTTCGGCTTCACCGTTATGGCAGATATCATCGCCTCTTGTCAGATGCCATACACCTACGATAACCTGCCCTGACTCCAGGTCATCTACAGTGTCATTCGTGTAATACGCCACCTGTACAACACCTACATGCTGAATCCAGTAGTAGCCTTCTTTCATACGTCCTCCCTCACTTTGAAAGAACAGTATAATTATCCTGTAAAAGTTTCCCGGAAAAAGAAGTAACAATCCCTCTTAGCTTCTGGTTTAAACACTATGACAAAATAATCACTCTTAACAGCATATTTAATTTTTTACGATTGTAAATGTTTGATTATTTATTACAGATAAAAATATTTTTAAATGATATAGCAACTGCAAAACCTCAAACCGTGACCTGGTGCCTTCTTTTTTGGGGTACCTGGCTGAGTCTGGGTACGTTAGTCCTGATGGTCTTAATTTAAAAGAAAAGAATAATGAGCGATGGTATCGTCCCTTTGTTAACCTTAAAACCTGATATGTATCAGCAGGAGGTACTATGCGGGGTATCGGAGCGGTTATCCACTTTCGCCCACCGACAGGCAGCAGCGCACCATCCCCCGACGTCAGCGAGAGGTGGAACAGTATCAGAGACTGGTTCTCCCTGCCCGTTCAGGATGAGGCCGCACAGTGCTTTCGCGCTTTTTATCAGCCGGATGAAGCCATGACTCCCTCCGACAGGTTGAAGAACTTTTTAAAACTGAAAGCACTGGCCTCTCCGGGACGCCAGGATAATTTCACCACAGAGCGAATACTCGGTACCGGTGAAACCATCTGCATGATTGCCTCTGGTAAAAATAGCGATTTTCCCTCCTTCACACTTCACCTGAGCGACCAGGAATGGCACATGACACAATCTCAGGAAGAGACGGCTGACTGCACAGTATTGCCGCTTAACGCTGGTAACCCGGCAGCGACCACAGCAGAAGAGAGCGCCGGAGCAAGCCGAAAAGGAAGCCGCATTACCAATACTCAGATTCAGGCATGGCGGGACCTGTCACCGGAGGCGAAACGAGAGGCCGGCGGCTGGAAAACATGGGCGCAGCCCCAGGGGATCTCCATCAGTAGTGCTAAACAATATCTGACAAATGCAGGGCTGACCTCCCGCGGAGTGGAGCGGCTGCAGCCGCCAGGAGAGAAAGGTTTCTCCATCACGAACAGACAGATTCAGGCATGGCGGGACCTGCCACAGGATGCAAAACTCGAGGCAGGCAGCTGGATAAAGTGGGTACAAGCGCAGGGAATATCCATCGCAAGTGCCGGAAACTTTCTGACAAACACCGGGCTGACCTCCCGCGGAGTGGAGCGGCTGCAGCCGCCAGGAGAGAAGGGTTCCTCCATTACAAATGCACAGATTCAGGCATGGCGGGACCAGCCACAGGATGCAAAACTCGAGGCCGGCGGCTGGATGAAGTGGGCGCAGGCACTGGGGATAGACATTGGTAGTGCTAGTGCCTGTCTGACAAATACAGATCTGACGCCCCGAGGGGGGGTACGACTACAACCTCCCGGGGATAGGGGCTCCCCCATCACAGAGGCACAACTTCTGGCATGGCTTAACATGTCGCCAGAGGAGCACCGTGCGGCAGGCGGGTGGGCTACATGGGCGCAGACGCAGGGGATATCCTACATAAGCGCCAGAAAGTATCTGGCACCGATAGACCGCGAGATACCATCCAGTGGCACATCGCGTCCGCCACCGTCCGCAACCGTCACGAGTGACAGTCCACAGGCATCAACATCCGTAGCCACAACCACAGGCGATGAGATAACCGTCAGCGTGAGTATGCCCCCGGAGCGCAGCGGGGAAAAACGGTCGCTTCCCTCGACCAAAGAGGATATCCCAGCCCTGCCGGCAAAACAGATTAAGGAAGAGGAAGAGGAAGAGGAAGATGACGTTACCTGGCGAACACACCAGATAAACAACAATCTGCCCATTCTGCAGCACTGGCGTGACCCGACAATATCGGTTATGGCCAGGGCGGAAGGCAGGATTGAAACCCTGCAGGTCACACGGTGGGGGCCTCTTTTTAACCCATTACCCCGACAGACAAAAGCCAGAATTAATCAGGAGATTCGATGGTTTCTGCAAAATGAAGGAAAGCATGATGCGCGAATGAATGCCATGATGTCCGTCGCTATTCCCCTTGATGACAGCGACGGTTACAGGGGGCGTACAGTCTACGCGCGAACCGATCTGGCGGCGTTTACCGTACTGGGCCCCTACTCCGGCCGCCTGCTGGACAGCGAAAAGGTACGGTGTGAATATGAAAAAGAGTATGGCAGGGAAGCCGGTAATTATTATTTTGCCACACGAAGCCAGGAACGCCTGGTGTCCGCCTGGCCGGAAGGAAATATCCTCAGCCTGATTAACAGTCCGGTATTTACCCACCGGACAGCGGAGACAGAAGCAAGACAGAACGTCAGCACGGTGCTTGTCGGGAAGAATATCAACTTTTACGTCACCACACGCGACATCAGCGCCGGGGAAGAACTGTGGTTTGATTACGGACCAGACTACCGGCATTTTGAGTCAGGTGAAGCGCTACGTTCAGCGCAGGTTAAGGAGGAGTCGTCTTCTCCAGAGGAAGGATAGAAATACTTCATCCTGACCTGTAGACTTACTGGACATACTGTTTTTTCAGTAGTCAGACGCCCGGAAGTGATGTCCGCACTTCCGGTCTGCCCCGGACATCAGAGTTTCGGATTTACTCCATTTCCAGCCTGATATCAAGCATCATCAGCATACCATCAATTATCCCTTCGGCTTTCTGAAGCAGTCGACCTATCCGGCAATCAGAGCATCCATGCTTTCGGGCCAGCATCATGAACGTCATTCCCATCACATAATAGTCCATCAGCAAATCATGCAGGTCGCTGTTATTTTTATTCAGGCGGGCCATGCATCCACAAATGATCATCGCATCATCATCACAGCATTGCGGACGGAATTTAACTTTCGACGGAATAAGCCCCTTAAAGCCTGCGGCGATATGTGACCAGACCACATCTTCATGATTATTGGCTACCCATGCCCCCCATAATTCAAGAACCTTATGAATATCCCGCATTATCGCCCCTTACCCCTTAATAGTTGCCGGAGTTATCAGCCCACAACGGACCAGTTTAATCACTGTCAGTACGATCGCCCTGTTCATCAGACACCGGCGCTCTTCTCTGCTCAGGTGACTGCCGTTATCGATTTCATGATGGCATTCCTGACAAATAGCCGCCGTAGCGCAGCCATCCGTTTTCATTCCCATGCCTTTGCCCTCATTCATGTGTGCGACCTGCGTTCCCCACCGCCCGCACAACACGCGCTGTTCAATCTGCCCGACGGCAGCAAGCCATTTTTTACTGCGGTAAATATTCATTTCAGATAAGAGCATTTACGCCTCCGTTCTGGCACATGATCAAACTCCGGTAACAGGGCGCTTACTGTCCAGTTAATACAGTCATAATTCAGGCTACGCTCCGTCTTTACCCCCCTGCGTCGGTACTGCTTCACCAGCTCATCCGCCTCTTCGGTGGTACACGCCGGATGCTGAAACCATGTCATTTTCATGCGAACTCCAGCAGATGCGCGGCCACGTTTTCAACTTCTTCCGGAGAGGAAAATTTACGAAACAGAATCCAGTTCCACAGGACGTTCAGCACAGCCTTATAGACCTGTTGAAACTCGGTTTCGTCCATACTGGCGAACGCTATGGATTTCGCCCGGCGCCCGCGGCTGCCATCCGGATAAAAATGCTCGGTATAAAACCCGGCCTGGACGGTTACCCATTCCCGGAAGGCATCAAAAGATTTAAGAAGGGCGACGTCCCCGGTTCGCAGGGTAGCTACGTTATGGAGGTACTGTTCCGCCGCCTCGTTAAGGGCCGGGGTATATTCCTGGCCTGCGGAGCCGCAAAGAAAATTAACGAATCCGGAGATAAGTTTCTGTTCCCGCGATGTGACCGTGCCGCCAGTTGGCGTCCAGTAGTCGAAACCAAGCTGAAGGAGTTTAAAAAAGCGTTTATGAAAGGCGTAGTTGCGGACACGCTTAAAATCGGCGTGTATCCACTCACCGATTTTTACTGAGCGCAGGAAATCCCCACTCTCCGGCGTCGCCGGGAGCAGAATCCCTGATGAGGTTTGCTTGACCAGTTGTAAATGCGCCATCGTTCTCTCCGGTGGCGCAGTAGATTGGGAGTTCAGCCCGCAGGCGAGTATAACAAAGGATGATTATTCATGATAACCGGCCCTGATAGTCAGCTCATTAATAAGAGTATCGCTCCCCATGATGTCATTTTGCAACAACGGCAGAAACCTGACATAGCGGCCATCCCGATACATCAATGACCGGTTGCAGTCAGGAAAAAAATCCATTTCAGCAATTACTGTCATGTCATCACGGCGAATAACAGCATATTTACAAGTGAATGTTTTATTTAAATTTTTCACGGTGTCTCCATAGATAACGAACTTGAGCATTTTTAAAGCACCTTCATTCTCACCATGAATATATAGGAGACTACTAATTATCACCGTTGATAAATATGACTATTTTTTGACCATGTGCAATGACATTTTCTCTGTGTTCTATTTATAATCTTATAACTGGTTATTTTTTGACATACTCATTTCCCGGATTTTAAAAAACCGCCGGAGCGGGTTAATATGCAATACTTTGTATAGAATCTTTCGGGGCTGTCTTGTAGTACCCCAGTGGCTAATACCACAACTAAACACAAAATCCGCCAAATAATCTAATTCGAACCATGCTCGGATACTATCACGTATCCCTTCTATGAATACAGAAAATAAATCAGCCTGATAATAATTAGACGTGATGGTTTTAAAAATAGATATGAGATAATATAATGTCTTAGTACATTAAAATGGATTTTTGTGAACAGATTACTGCAACTAACTTTCAATATGTGAAAGATAATTTTGTTTTATGTGAGATGAGTTAACTATATCACTATAGTCCTCTCACCTCTTCCCTGAGGATGTTAATTCGTTCAGTATTTCCTTTTTGGTGCATCACTGCCTAATTCAATAAGCATGACATGCTTAGTCGCTTCTGAGATGGCCGCCAACTCTGCTTCAGTCGGATATTTACTCAAGTCTGTTTCAAGCGCTTCTTCGCCAACTGTTACTGTAAATCCATCACCATTACAACGTAACGACAAACGTGCATATAACGTCCTCTTGGGATAAGACATCGTTGATTTATCCACTGTTAAACAAACATAAAATGAAAGAGCACCTTTTTTATCAGGCCTGAGTGCCTTAAGCTCAACATGTCGCCCTCCTTTTTCGGTTACTATAAAAACATAACTTAATAAAATGTTGTTTTCTGCCGGGTTTCCACTAAAGGTTACAGGATACTGAGAATACTCAAGGTCTAGCGAGCTTTCGAAATGACGAACAATCATTCCTGCAACCTTCTGAAAACTCTTCTTTTCTTCATCTTCAACTTTTAATACTTCGCTGTATCGTTTTCTGAAATCTTGAAACTTAATCATTTCCATACCTTTTAAAAAATTGATCGATGCTCAATATTTAACTCTTCTGGTTTAGAGTTTTCAAGATTTTTGGCTCGATTTAAGAGCATACGTCATATTTACAGAAACATAAGTTCCTTTAAAAAGAAAGTACACTGAAAAACAAACTGTGCTGTCTTATTACCAGCCCGTCAGCATCTAGATACTTAAACTACTTTAATTTATACATTACTGAGCAGTACAGTAATCAAACTCACTGTGATCGCGCTTTTTACAACAAACCGACTTTTCTGCCCGTTCGCTCATTGTTAATCCTTCCAGTTTCATGTTCTCGCTCTGTAAACAGATAAAACCCTTTGCATCGTCACGCTGTTCCGGCACTCCGTACAGATAACGTTTCTGGTCCGGTCATAGGAACTCACGACACCTTCCGGCGTTTTCAGAAAGCGGGTAATCCTGGCATCTTCACGTTTCTGCTTCCAAAGCAGGAAAGCCTGTTCCGAAGGGAAAATACCGCTTCTCCCGGCCTGATACAGATCCCCACAACTTTCCGCTTTTTCCAGGTAGTGGCGGGCTGTAAAAATGGTTAACCCCGTTATCTTCCGCAGTTCTCCAAACGTCATCCGACCGTGGGTTCGTACCAGTTCCGTCAGGCGCTTCTGTATTTCAGCTTTCTGCGCCAGTGTGTAATTTCTGCTCATGAAAACCCTCCGGAAAATTATTTCACCGTCCTGAGATAGCTGACGTTCGGGCGCCAGCTCCCCCAGTCAAAATTCACCCACCGCCCACCATTCATGGTCATTCTGTCCATAACCCGCTGGCCTGCCAGATTCGTCAGCGCCTCGTGGTTAAGATTTGTCAGCATTCCGACGCTGCGCAGGGATGCCGTCCGGCGATCGATAATTTGATTCAGCGTTACCTGTTCGTTCCTGGTCTCACGTTGCACGCCAACCTCATCGAGGATGAGCAGATCAACCCCGCACAATTCACGCAGAAATTTCTCGCCAGATTTCCCGTCATCGTAGCTGGCATGAAGCGCACTCATCACATCGGCGACGGTGATAACAATCACACTACGTCCGGCATTCATCAGACGATTGCCAATGGCAGCGGCCAGATGATTTTTTCCGGTACCGGGATTCCCGCTGAACACGAAGTTCGTGCAGCCAGTATCCAGTTCACCAGCAATGGATTTAGCCTGACTGAGTGCATGGCGCTGGCCGTCGTTCTGTATCCGGTAATTTGCAAACGAGCATCCGCGATGCAGCCGTTGAATCCCGGCCCGACCGAAGATTTTTTCTGCCCTCGCCTGACGATTCTGACGATCAATTTCTTCGCAACTCCTGCGCCCTTCGGCGAGTTGCCATTCCCGCCACTCCTCCGGCGTCCGGAACGGTGCTGCGCGTTCGGCAGACTGTGGCGCCAGTTTCCTGATTCTGGCCAGAATCCCGCTATCTGCGATATTTTTCATGGTCTGTCACCCCCTGAAACCCGGTGGAATGGTTTTATCCGGCGGCGAAACCGGGATACCAGGCATACCGCTACCTCCCCTCACAGGAATATCCCAGTGATTTTCAAAATGCCTGTCCGGCCCGAAAAATGTCGCTGCCTGTTGCACGAATTCAGAACCAGCCTTGTGCGTACTACCGAGATACGCCACGTAGCGCCGGACACCGTCGAGCATGTCGCCGGGGAGGACGCCCTCCCGTCGTCGGGCATTCCAGGCTTTGAATGCAGATTTTTTCGGATTGGCACCTGCCCGCTTCGGATATTCCTGCCAGACCAGTTCAAACTCAGCCGGATAACTCCCGCCTGGTTCATCGTTTTTTTCGGCGATGAACCAGGAGAGATTGGTTCTGGTTCTGGTTCTGGTTCTGGTTCTGGTTCTGGTTCTGGCTCTGGCTCTGGCTCTGGCTCTGGAGTCCCAACGACCGTTTGAAACCCTTCAAGAACCCTTTCGAAACCGTTTAATTTACCCGGTTCAAACCTTGATATAGCCTGCCTCATACCATCAGCTAACTGTGACTTAATGGCTATTTTATCCGGTATATCACGGAATAATTTCAACGCCGCAATGGCTACATTCGGGTTTTCAAAACCATTCCATTCCAGATATCGGGCGCAGTTCGGTGAGATACCCACCTTCGTCTTCCTTGTTGCCAGTACAACCACCGAATGTGGGCGTTACCCGGTTGAGATTTTCATGATGGGTGAAGAGGCAAAACTGGCAGGTCAGCGGGAATATCGTCGCAATCTGCAAACCCTGGCCGAATGCCTTAATAACGATGAATGGCCTGCCATTAAAACTTTATCACTGCCCCGCTGGGCGAAGGAGAATGCAAATGCCTAAACAGCCACCTATTGCAAAAGCCGACCTGCAAAAAACACAGGGAGCACGCACCCCGACGGCAGTGAAAAAGAACAACGATGTGATCAGCTTTATCAACCAGCCTTCCATGAAAGAACAACTGGCGGCGGCCCTGCCCCGCCACATGACAGCGGAACGCATGATCCGGATAGCCACAACGGAAATCCGAAAAGTTCCGGCGCTGGGTGACTGTGACACCATGAGTTTTGTCAGCGCCATCGTTCAGTGTTCCCAGCTTGGGCTGGAACCCGGCGGCGCGCTCGGTCATGCCTATCTGCTGCCGTTCGGAAACAAAAACGAAAAGTCAGGCAAAAAAAACGTTCAGTTAATTATTGGCTACCGGGGAATGATCGACCTTGCCCGCCGTTCCGGACAGATTGCCAGCCTTTCCGCGCGCGTCGTCCGCGAAGGTGACGATTTCAGCTTCGAGTTTGGTCTGGAAGAGAAGTTGGTACACCGTCCGGGTGAGAACGAAGATGCACCGGTTACTCATGTCTATGCCGTTGCCCGCCTTAAAGATGGCGGCACACAGTTTGAGGTAATGACCCGTAAACAGATAGAGCTGGTCCGGGCACAGAGCAAAGCCGGTAACAACGGCCCGTGGGTTACTCACTGGGAGGAAATGGCAAAAAAAACCGCCATACGCCGCCTGTTCAAATACCTGCCTGTATCCATTGAGATCCAGCGCGCGGTATCAATGGACGAAAAGGAGACGCTGACTATCGATCCGGCTGATGCGTCTGTCATCACAGGTGAGTACAGCGTCGTCGAAAACGCTGGCGTGGAAGAGAACGTGACCGCATAACGGAGACTGGCGGTCGCTGACCGCCTGAAGTGAAGGTGCTTTATTAATGTACAAATATAGAATAACCGCCATCGTCAAAAAGCCGGGTAATTCCCCGACAAACTGGGTTCGTTTTTCTGACAAAAAAATGAATAAAGCCGAGTGTGAAAAAATGCTATCCGGCAGAACTGAAGCCGGAAAATCACGCGAAGAGAAAGTCACGCTGGAAGAGTTTAAATGTATTAAGGAATAAAGATCGCCTGCTGAATAATTAATTAACCGTAAAAATGCTTTTAAACACCGCTCACGCGGCGGGATTCGTACAGCCTGAATGAGGGAGGTAATTGCAGCATGAAGAAGCCTGTCTGTATGTTCTGCGGCGCCCCGGCCACCCTGCTTTGTGACGGGATCATCGGCTGGGATGCCGATGAGGATGAACACGGGCACATGACAAAATGCCGGGGCATGTTCACCTGCGATGCGCCCGTGTGCCGGAACTGCGCTACATGGCATGGCAACACATTTTTCGATGGAAAGATCCGGATGATGGATACACGCGACCTTTGCCCCCTGTGCCAGAAGTTACACGAAGCCGGCGAATCCATACGCGTTGCAGACCACCGGAAAAACTCCGCTCTGCCGCAACCCTGCCTGACTGAAGAGCAGGCTGACAGGATACGCGCCGCACATTGGGCAGGATTTACAGGACGGCGCGCCGGAGATGTAAAAGTTGTACCGGGCGGCGGTCAGCAGTCCTTTAAATTTTACCCTGATCATTGATGTTCAACCCTGACCGACCGCCACACCGTATAGTTGGCGGCGGTCATGAAGTAAAGAGACATGACTATGAGCTTTGTGAGACTTGAAACCTGGGGTGAATTAAATTATCCCGATGATCCACCACCTCTCACAACACTAAGACGATGGGCGCGAAACGGAAATATTTACCCGACTCCAGTATTACATGGCAGGACGTATCGGGTTGATCCGGACGCGTTTTATATCAAGCCGAATAAAGTGGGACTTGTGCTTGAACAGCACCATCCTAACGGGCGAACTGGTAAAAAAAGTGCGTTGCTGGAGCGGTTAATAAATGAGTCAAAAAAAGTATGATGCTAATCTCCCCAAAAATCTGACTTATAGAAGATCCAGGAAAACATTCGCCTGGAGAAATCCATTAACTGATGAAGAAATTCAGCTAGGTCAGATTTCACGCAGGGATGCAATTGCTCAGGCAATCGAAGCCAATCACTTTATTGCGAAAAACTATACCCCCGTAGGGCTGATTGAAAAGCTAAAAGGAACAGACTCACTCACCGTTACAAAGTGGGCAGAACAGTATGAAATACTATTAAAACGGCGTAACCTGTCAGCTAATACATATAAGATACGCGGAAATCAGTTAGAAACAATAAAAGAGAAAATAGGGAGAATGCTTTTAATAGAAGTATCTACTCGCCATATTGCTGAATTTCTGGAAACTTGGATAGCAGAGGGGAAAAACACAATGGCCGGAGCCATGCGTTCTGTACTTTCCGACATGTTCAGGGAGGCTATAGTTCGAGGACATATTGCGCATAATCCAGTGGAGCCAACACGCTCCCCCAAGATCGAAGTCGCTCGCGATCGTCTGAGACTGGATGTATATAACAAAATTAGGGAGGCAGCAGAACAACTTCCTGCATGGTTCCCGCTGGCTATGGATCTAGCCCTTGTTACCGGACAGCGACGGGAGGATCTATCATGCATGAAGTTCAGTCATATTATTGATGAGCGACTGTACGTTAAGCAAATCAAGACCGGGATGAAAATCGCTCTGCCACTTTCGCTCAACCTTCCTTCCCTGGGTTTACGCCTCAGTACGGTGATTGAGCGTTGCCGCCTGGTAAGCCGTAGCGAATACCTTATCAGCGCTGGCATACGCAAAAACAGCCCGAACGGGAGTATTCATCCTGATAGCCTGACTAAAAAATTTGTTGCGGCACGAAAATTGACCGGAATAAATTTCAGTGAAAACCCTCCGCCGTTTCACGAGATCCGCAGCTTATCCGGACGACTGTATAAAGATGCTTACGGGGAAGGGTTTGCTCAGAAACTCCTGGGACATACTTCCGAGAACACAACAAAAATGTACCTTGATGAGCGAGACGAAAAGGCATACATGATGCTCTAATTTTCTGTTTTAAAAATGTTAAATCAGATTTTGTTGTGATATAAAGAAAAAAGACCGAATACAGAAATTCGGACAAATTTCGGACATTTTCGGACAAGCGTTTTTAATTGTTTGATTTGTAAGGAAAATAAAAAGAGACCGAATACGATTCCTGTATTCGGTCCAGGGAAATGGCTCTTGGGAGAGAGCCGTGCGCTAAAAGTTGGCATTAATGCAGGCTAAATCGCCTTGCCCTTTAAGAATAGATGACGACGCCAGGTTTTCCAGTTTGCGACGAAGGTGATTGAAAAAACCTGGCGTTTTGTCTGTTATCAGAGATAAAAAAACCGTAAGCCTTTTCGTGAAGGTTTACGGTTTTTTATTAAAAATCAGTCAGCTATTGGATGGATCACAAAGCTTTTGCGCACGTTCGATAAACGGCGCCAGACTCATTTTCTCACCGGGCTTCGCCGGGTTATCGATTTGAATGACGGCAATAGGCTGAGCGCGCGTTTTACCCTCCGCTACTTGCTGTTCGGCAATGGCATTCAAGGGATACTGCACCAGCGTACTGGGGTTGATCACATAGAGCGCCTGGCCAGGCCGACAGGTCAACATGACCTCTTCCCGATTAAACGCCCACTTGTCTTTTCCTACTTCAAAACGACTTACGGTAATCACCTGCGGCGCCGCCAACGCTACGCCCGAAGTGGCCAGCAGAAGCGCCGGAAGGAGTATTTTTTTCAT